AGTGACAATACCGTCTCGTTTTACATTAGGATTTCCGAGATATGTATCATTCTTTTGGAGTAACATCAATCATTTCATCTTGTAACATACGTTGTAAATCTGCAGTAGATCCAACGAAAACATTATTGGTGGTTTGCCCTTGCGGCAAAGCCTTTTGTTCTTTTTGATCAAAGTCTTTTTTCTTCTTATGCATATCCATAAGATTGCCGTTAATGTCTGCTATGTTTTTCATCATATTAGACAAAACTTCAAATGCACGTGGATGTTCAGTCGCTCTTGCAACTTCCATCATTTCTTCCATAGACTCTGATCCTTTTGCTAGTAGATCGTGATATACCTGTCTAGCATACTCAAAGTCATTTGCTGCTGTATTTGAATCTATCATAACGCACTGTCAATTCCTAATATATTTGTTGTAAATCCAAAATCACTATCTGGACTAACATCTGACGGATTAGGTGTCACTGTTATTCTTTCTAATGGAATGTCAGAATCATTTAGCCCAGCATTAATATCTAAAACATCTGTAATAGCAGAACGTATAATACCACTGCTTGTAACAGGACCATGAAACATAACATGCATGTCAAAATCCATAGTATATACAATTGTTCGTCTTGATGCCACTTCACCTTCATAGTCATCATTCATTGTGACGCCTGTCAAGATTATAGGCACATCTTCTTTTATAGTATCAATATCATCAAAAGGTTTTATGCTTAATGTATATTGTGGATTAAAGTAAGGTATAACTTGTTCAACAACTTGTAATGCATCATCCTGTAACTTAGCAAAAACACTTAACTGAAAACTAATCATATATGGAACGCCGACTTCTATCTTGTTACGAGACAAAACCGTTCCAGCTATACCAGGCCTAGCAGTCACATTACTTTTAGGTAACTGCCTTGCAGGATCATATGAAATATTCATAATTTCAAATGACATACGAGGTAACTTAATAGCAACTCTATTTTCTTGTAAATCAGGTAGTTCTCTAATTCTATCAAGAAATTTTGCTCTAGGTCCATATGATAGGGGTACTTTTTGCGTATTAATTATACCACCACTTGAATCTTTACGCAGAACGTATATGTCATTAAACATTGCACCAAATGTTGCAACAGCTTTACGTATACGCTGATGATAAAAATAATTTCCAAACATTAGCTAGGATCTCCAAACGGATTAGTTTCACTAAAGTCAATAAAATCTAATCCAGCAAAATCGTCGTTTTGTTCATTACCATGCATTTGATTATCTTCTGTAAATGATGCTACGGTTCCAGTTGCGTTTGATTCTTGACCAGTTATAACTCGACCTGTAGAAGGTAAGTGAAATTTACCATCATTACCGCCTAAATGAATAACAGAAAGTGAATTTGTACTAGATACCCATTCTGAAACTTCTGCTCCTAAGATTGTACCATCCGCAAGAGTTTGTGATACACGCTCACCTATTTGGAAATCTCCACTTACACCGCTTAATACTATATCAAATTCATACGCATTAGTTTGCTCTATAGTATCTATCGTTGTAAGGTCCGTATCAAGATCTTCACCAGAATACTCAAATAGTTGACAACGCATTTTAAATGTAGGTAGATTAGCTAGCTGATAAAATGGCTGCTCATGTTCTACATGCATAACTTCAAACATGGATTTAGAAAGCGGAAGGAATATAAGATCTCCTTCTCTTGGTCTTTCGCCATCTATTTCGTTATCAACACGACCAACCGTAGTATTCCAACGTCTTCGAGACACAATGAAAGTTGCTTCATCGCGTATTTCAACTCCGAACTTAGTGAATAGGTCTCCTTCTCCATCAAAGCCTTCCGTATTTTCTATGTACATTTCTATCTTGTACGAGTTACTAAACTTTGATGAAACGTCTTCCCCTAATATTCTATTCTCATTTACAATTGTACGTGGAAGATAATAAACATCTTGACCATACATCTTTAGAGATTCTATGATTATATTTTCATAGAGTTTCTGTTCAGACCTAATTGCATCTGAGAAATAAATATTACGTGCCATATTAACCTACAAAAAAGTTAGGTGGAAGTTCATGCTCTAAACGTATGCGTTCGCGAAGCCGTTCTATTTCATTCATAGCATCATCAAACAATTGTCTTCCGTTTAACGTAACCCCTCCAGGTAATTGCATTCCTTCGAACTTAATTAGGTTTGCGCCCCATTGTTGTTTTATTAATTGTGTAGAATATTCTTTTAACCACATATCATCATACACGCTTGTATGAGTATCAGGATCTACTATTTGATATATTTCTGCTACAACATATTCTCCTGCTTTTATCTCTTGATCAGCAAAGGAGCCGTGTATATATAATCTATCTTGACGTCTAGCAAATTCTACTTGTGGATGCCCGTTTAATTTCATATCTAACAAAGAAAGATATTGTTGTAATTGTTCATAATAAGCCAAATCGCCTGCAAAGTTTTGCATATCAGCAATATCATTTAACATAAGTTGATATTTGATGTCAAAGAAATTTCGTGAAGATCCAAAGGAAGAATTAATAGGTAATAAGCGAGATACATATATAATATTAGAAGAAATAGGAATATATCCATTATCCACATCAGTTTGTGTAACCTGATGTTTTAGATAGGTTTTAACGGTAGCGTCAGAATGATATTCTTGATACATTTGCAATGCATCATCAACTCTTTCTTCGAGTTGGTCATCATCTACATTGATCTCTAATACAGGATCACCGAGTCTACGAAGACAATAGTCGATCAATCCTTGCCTTGATGTTGGTGCTGCCATATTGGTTCCTTCTCAAAAACTTTTATCTATTTATACGTTTACAATTACTAGGAAGTGTGTTATAATAGAACAATGATAACTGGAAACACAATACAAATTTTTCCAATTAATGTATATGAAGGTGAAATTACTGAAGCTGTTCATAATACAACTGTGGATAAATTAAAAAATGTTCAATGGGATTATCCGGTTGAACACTCTTCAGAAGCGCATAAAATGAATATATCCGCCGACGGAACTGCAAATTTTAAATCCGATGTTATATCGCAATTTGACTTATCAGAATTTAGTGACGAGCTTGTAAAGCATATAGAAGAATATTCTAAAAACATTGGAGGATATATTGGAAACTTTTCAAGAACTTCTTGGATAACAAAATATGAAAAGGGTGACTATGCTCAGCAGCATTCACATGGTTCAGCAAGCATATCGGTAGCTTATTACATTGCTAGTAATGGGCAAGATGGAGATTTCTATTTTTCTAACCCTGGACAACAAAAGTATGCAGCTAATACTTCACATTTACCAAGTATGGTAAGAATATCTCCAAAAGAAAGGAAGCTATTATTATTTCCGAGTTGGTTAGAACACGGCGTGTTTAAAAATAAAACCGAAAATATTAGGAAATGCTTATCAGCTAATATATATTTTTAATGAAAACAGTATTTACAAATGGATGCTTCGACATTTTACATCGAGGTCACTTAGATTATTTAAAAGAATCTGCTTTTTGGGGAGATAGACTTATTGTCGGTATTAATTCAGACAGTAGTGTACGCAAACTAAAAGGACCGGATAGACCAATAAACAATGAGCAAGACAGAAAGTTTGCATTAGAATGTTTAAGCTTTGTTGATCGTGTTTATATCTTTGATGAGCCAACACCCTACGAACTAATCAAATATATAAGACCAGATATAATTACAAAAGGTGGCGATTATATGCCGGATAATGTAGTTGGTAATGATTTAGCTAGGATTAAAATTATACCATATACATTGGGCTATTCTACTACAAAATTTATTGAAAGGATTCGTAATGACACAGCTTGATGGATTTATAGAAAAAGGCTGGGGCCATGAAAACATTTTTGCTACTAATGATAAGTATACTGGCAAGTTATTAGTATTTAACGAAGGATCAAGATTCTCAATGCATTTTCATGCTGAAAAGGATGAATCATGGTTTGTTCTTGATGGAGTCTTTGATTTACTTACAATAGAAACTTCTGATGCTACTGTAAAAAAAGAAAGATTAACAGCAGGAGATAGTAGACGAATTAAGCCATTAATACCGCATCAACTTATATGCATACAAAAAGGAACTATAATAGAAGTTTCTACTCCAGATTCTGTAGAAGATAATTATAGAATTGCAAAGGGCAATAGTCAAAAATGATTATATGGGGTATGTCAAAGAACGGCCACGATTGGGCCATAGCAGTATTTAAAGATAAAGAACTTATTAGAGTTATATCTGGCAAAGGACGTAAGCATACACTTAAATCTGTAAAAGAAGCTAAGAAAGAAGGCGATCCAGATTTAATTGTTTGGTATTAAAAT